GTCTACTGCAAAGGAACATTCGAAAGCGCATCCGAAGTAGGCGGTGTTGATACTCCCGTAGCTGGTGGCGGTTCAGTAATTGCCTCAGGTGCAGGTGCTCCACCTGGTACTTGACTCGCCATAGCTGCCTGTCCTGTTGCGTTCTGTTGCTGTACTTCTTGCTGCTGCATTGCCTGTAGTTTCTGTGCGTATTCAGGAAAGTTCAGTTTGAAGTAACTCATAGGATCAATTTTCCACAGCACACCATCAGCGGCAGCGTCATCAACATCAGGAAAATCGACCATCTTTAACAAAACTTTCGGGCCAATTGCACCTTTATCGAACAACGCTTGTGCAAGATTCATCTGTGTAATGTCATCCTTTGGCTTCATGCTATCAGGTGAAACGCTCACCACTACTTGCCTATCCATGTCTGCACTCATCAACTCGATGTACTCAACCGCCTTTGCATTGCCCATGATAACTGCAAAATGCTTCTCATCGTAAAAGACATAGTAGAGCTGTACGAGCCAGTTAAAAGTGTTATCTGCAACCTGCTCAATCGCATCACCAATTCCTCCACCAATACGGGAAGTGTCATGGGATTGATTAAGTATCATGCCACGTGCGGTCTGGTCTTCATCTTGTGGTTGGGCGGTTATTCCCTGTGTTCCCCATGATGTTCTCAGGTCATTCTTTGCTGTTTCAACTTGGGTAAAGAACTCTGAGGGTATAGGTTGTGCAGGAAGAGCGAGGATTGCTTGGTCCATTGGTCCACCTGCGGGAACAAGGATGGGATTGCCCATCTTTCGTGCATTGGATGCCTGTTTACCTGTTTCTTGATTGAAATTCTCCTCATTGAAGGCATAGCCGTTGTTAGATGCTGATATGTTGAAGTCAATTTGTTCAGTTCCGCGAGTGATACGGTTCTGCTGAGGCATGTTTTGCTCAGTATTTGATGTTATGTCGTGGGGATGTTCCTGCATCGAGTAGACCGAGAGGAAGATTCCAGGCTTCTTTGGGTATGCAAAATGATTCCTCGGATTGGTCATCTGGGGTTCTCCTGTCATTGGGTCAAGCATAGGTGCTCCCATAGCGTCTAAAACTGGCTCAGGATACTTGAAATATTGATTCTTGTGCTTATCTAGCACTATCTCCTTGAATGTGTAAAAACAGTAGTCATCGTTTGGCCACCATTCGGTATAAACAACGTCAGTTCCCAGTTTATTATCACAAATTTGCTTGATATAGGTTGATTTTTTGGGGAAAAGTTCGATAAGTCGTTCAGCAGTGACACTGATACGCTCTCCATACCATGAGGAAAAGTCACCATAAGCATCCACATATCCATCTGGGTCGAATATATACTCGCGTACTTTGCGGTTTTCAATGGTCACGTCGCCTACTCTGTCATTCCATCCTGGTTTGAGTACACCAAGTAAGTCCATTGACCACTGACGAGTCATAAACGTGAGCTTGCGACGGAGAACGAGTTGGTCAGCATGGAACTGCAACATGGTCTTCACTGCATCGGCTATAGCGTTTCCCTCAGTGGTGTTATCGCAATAAACAACTGGGGATGGATTTCGGGACAGAGCAGCTGCTAGGAAGGTTTCTGCAGCCTCAAATTGGAGGTTAGACGCGATTGCGGTATCCATTGCTTGAAGCCATATCGAATGGTCCCTGCTTCTACCTAGATAGGAAGCGCGAATCTTATCAACACGGGTCCTTAGGATAGCTTCATAGGGTGCATAACGCTTCTCATACTCATCACGAAGTTTGAGTAAGTCCTCATCCGATTCATTTACCCTTAATGCGTCATATTCCTCTCCCTCAACTCCTTCGGGTTGGATACCAGCGTCACGCGATGCTTTATTAATAGGATTTACCATCAAGTCACCAACGGCCGCGATAGATAGAGCGAATGGATCAGGAGGCATTTAGAAGTTCATTAGGGTGTAGTGCTTAGGTTAGTAATTGTTGTAATTATACCACAACTTAAAGATTTACAATATTGTTTTCATTAAAATCACTGGCACTTACAAAACTCGCTACAGACTCAGCATTTAGTATCTGCCCTTTGGGGATATCTGCAAAGACTGACTGACCGATGATGGTGGCTTTCTCTCCTCCATACTTTTGTAAGCCAACAATTGCATAAAGCAGGGCGTGCGCGAAATGGTCAGGTCCGTTGCGCTTCCACACGTATTCATTGCCATACAGAGAACGGTCGTCCTTTCCTCGTTGCTCCTTAACAACTATCTTTTCACGGTAGAGATAACCGAAGTGTGAGGCAAATTCTGCCCATTCCTCTTTGGAACCATTGATTCTGATACGTCCAATGTCACGCATCTGCTCAACAACAAGTGTCATCATGCGATTTCGGTCAACATGGACTTCACCGCGTCGGTCATTCTCTCCCCAGTTCACTATCTCGTTAGACTTCTTATCTTTGTTGTAAAAGCAGAGGAATACACGCCCTGGATACTTGGCCTGCAATTGACGGATGCCAATCAAATCACCTGCTTGATCGGATACTACGACACTCTTAGGAAAACGCTTTAAGAGCGATTCTATTACGTCGTATGGGGTCTTTGATGCGGTGATAGTAGTCTCGTGGTCGTAATAGAAAACTCCCTGCTTATTCATCATGACGTAGTGGATACCGTGGCCCGTATCCATGCCGATTATTGCCCGTCCCTCTTGGTCATTCGTTTGGTCTACGCAGTTACGAAGAACAACAGCAGGCTCAATACGGTCGTCAGATGAAACGTAGGGCAAACCTAGAACATAGTTATAGAAATACTGCTTATCCTTTAGCGGGTCGTTGAACGCTTTGATGATGTCTTTGGCTGACTTGTTGTAGAGCATGAGCTGGGACACGTGATAGCCACTGAACTCTCCTACTCCTGTTGCTTTCCATCTTCCATTGATTCTGGCAGAATCCTCCAACTCGAATTTGCACTCTTTGCACTGGTAGACACTTCGTTCCAAAGAGACCGAATCTGGCCAAGATAGATTTTGTTCATGTTCACAATTATTACATTTAATAAACCACTCCTTCTTGTCACTCTGTTGCCAGTACACATCTACTCCATGTCCCGCTAGGCTGGGATGAGAAAAGTACCATCTCCATCCGCCATCCTCCTGTGCCTGCAAACGATTCTCATAAGCGGTCACAACGGATGGATCGCTGGCATCTACCTCATCGTGGATGTTTAAGCCCGATGGAATCATCATAGCTTGCTTCTGTGTAAACGTACCGCGATAGAAAATCATTGAGGTTCCGACTGTTTTCTGTTCAACTGTGTCATGGTCTTTTACCCAGTCCATCAATATTGGATTCTGCGCGATGATACGATTGAACGAACCACCAACCATGTCCTGCACATCTCCTTGTGTGGGAAGGGTGTAGATTATTTGTCGATTAAGCTTCTTTGCAACGTAAAGAGACTTCAAGGTCATGCATACCGTCATGCCGATCTGCGGCGGCTTTAAGACCGCTTGCTTCGGCGATAGGTCATTGTAAATATCCCAAAGAAATCTGCGCTTCGAAAAGTCTAACTCAATGCCTACCTCGTTCTTGATTTTATGCTTCAGCGTCCACAAGGCTGGCTTCAATTCCATCGCTTGGCTTATCTGTTCCTCGGTATATTTCATCGAGCTTATCGGCTAGTTCTTTGATTAAAGGATTTGCTTCGACCTCTACATTCACATTGACGCGCTTCTCTGGGGCATAAGAACCTTTGAGTTTATATCCGCTATCAAGATACTTGTGACGAACTGCGTAATCAGGTTGCTCCATAACAATCTCTCCATCTTCATTACGGACTTCTTTGCTCGCGTTAAGTCCTTCTATGTGCACTCTTTCCAAAAGGTCATCAGGGATTCTGTCGGCATAAGCAGCAATGGCCTTGATAATGTGTGGTTTTGCTAGGTTCTCACTGGCAATGTTGGCTGCTACTCTTGGCTTATCAGTATCGTAGTTCTTTAGAGCAGATTGGGTACCATTCTCTGTCTTAATGTAGTCTTTTACAAATCCACGCTCCTTTTTAGTTAGCTTGACCATTGTGGGTAAGTAGTTTAACCAAACAATCATTAGGGCTTATCTCTCGAACCTCGATGAGTTTGCCGAACTTCTGAGCATAGCCCTTCCAGTTACCGTCTTCCTGTTCAATGATGCTGATAGCTTTAGGGTTGACTGAAGGATTAAACTCATTTGTTATCTTGACTCGTGAAGACTGTGAATCAATTGCAAACTCTCCTACTTTATAGGGGCAATTATCTCCCTTGTCGCAAATAGAAGAAACTGGTGTTACTTTTGCATCTTCAATGTCTTTTTGGTCATTCATGTTTTTGGAAACGATTTAGTTAGTACATTATAACACTTTCTGCAGAATAATTCTTTACTTAATACCTCACCACCAACAGGGATGACGATTTTACGCTTAGCGATAAAGAGTTTATTTTTCTTGCAACCGAAGCACTTTGAGAAGAGTTTAGAGTCCATTTGGTTTCTCTAGGGGAATAAGCGTGACGATAGTTGAAGCGGTAAGGACTGAGGCGGCTACGCTGATGGCGTTTCGGCAGGCATTAAGCACAATGTTGGCTGGATCTGTGATTTGTGCGTCGAACATATTGACCAATGCTTTGTCTCGACTATCCAAGCCCATCCCATTTTTATAATCTAGCCAGTCTATATCATATTCGTATCCAGCATTTGTGGCTATCTGTTGTGCAGGTGCTTTCAGAGCTTCTGTGAGAATCTTCCCTCCCACGGTATTAGGCAACTCAATACTTGCGAGTGCTGAACCGCCTCCTGCCACTATACCACCATTGAGTGCTTGCCATGCCGCAGCGATAGCATCCTCCACCTTCAAACGGCGGTACGCTAAGGCAGACTCCGAGTGAGCACCAACGAAGTAACGAGCAGTCTTTGTATTCAAACGTGAAGCCCTCAATCTACTTTCATCAGTTCCTTCGGCTTCGAGTGATGCAATATGTTCCGAAAGGTCTTTGATGCCGTCAATGAATGTCTCATCCTTGCTCACGACAATATGCTCGACACGTCCCAAGTGTTCCATGGTCATATTCTTAAATGAAAGTCCAAGCGTGGGGTCAATGATAGTTGCACCTGTTGCCTTGGCCAAGTCTGCATACCATTCATCCTTCCAAATCGTTGGCATCTTGATAAGTAGCGTCTTAAAACCACGCACGGCACGAGTCTGGATGAGGTCTCCAATGATATTTCCCTCAAACTCATCACAGAATACAACAATCTCTTTAATATCTTTCTTGAAAAGTTGCTCAAACAGTACGTTGAAGTCTGCGGCAGTTGTTATCTTCTGGCGAGTGAGGAGGATATAGGGGTTATTCCACTTCGCTTCCTTGGTGAGATTGCCTGTCTTATCATCAAAGTCTGCCATGTATGGTGAAGCGAAACCTGCCCAGTTGATAGTGATGCCTTTTCCAATGGTGTATGAATCCTCAAATGTTTTAGAAATATCCCACTGGATGATACCTGTCTTTCCAATCTGCTGGTATATCGTTTGAATCATTGCGCCAATACCTGCATCCTCTGCGGACACGGAGGCAACAGCGCCGACTTCATCAACGGTAATATCACGCTTCTGTGCGTTGATAGAGGCTTCGATGATAGGTAAACACTCTTCGAGGGAGTTCTTGAGTTCCATTGAGGAGACTTCATCAATGTGCTTCATGCCTTCTTCGATAATGGACGAGCAAAGTATACAACAAGTGCTTGAGCCATCTCCCGATGCCTTGTTACTTCTCGTTACTGCTTCAAGCAAAATCTCTCTGCCAATTTCTTCTATGGGATCAGCAAATTTTATACTTGATAATATCGTTGCACCATCATTTGTGATGTAGTGATAGGGATTTTCAACACATTGAATGAGGCTATTTTTGCCCGAAGTACCCATTGTTATACCAACAGCATCGGCTGCCTTTCGAATACCACTTGCAAGTTTCTCCCTACCTTCCCGCCCAATAATTAGGTTATCCTTCATATAAATAATTTAATTTTTTTGCTTTTCGCAAATTATCAAGTAGCCCATAATGGCTGAAGATTCGAATAATGAAATGCTTTTTCGCAAAACTTTTCTTTATAGATTGTCTTTTTGCCTTTATTCCAAGGTATGAGTCCTTTTTGAAATACCATATCAATTTTTTATAACGCCTGGATATTCAACGTGGAACATTGGATCGTTTACCTGCAATGCACTGCGGATATGGAAAGAAAGGTAAACGTGATTTGGGGTATTGTTCGGAAAGTGAACCTTTTTACCGCATCGTTCGCATCGCTCGAAAAGTCCGATGAGTGTCTGTTTAACAACAACATACTTGCATAGCCTCCCTGCTCTGCATCGTGAGTTTTGATAGCGATCACTCATTTGGGGTAACGCAGCTTACAACCTCAGTGGCCTTAATATACCAGTCGAACTCACCGTCAACATCCAACTTTGGATACTTTTTAATAAGCCAAGAGTCGAACTTGATAATCGAACCAATCGGTATATTGGGGTCATTACTCAAAACAACCTTTGCCATTTCGTCATAGGTAGTCTTTTCGGAAACCATGAAAGTTGAATGGGTAGTTGGTTCAACTTTAATATAATCATTCTTTAGTGTCTCCATTTTCAGTAGTGTTAGGGAATAAATCTACGATAGGTCTTGTGTCGATGATCGAGGCGCTCTTATTCTTGAAGATTTCACCAATGATGGTTTTGGGGGATGATTTTATTTTCTCCTCTTTTATCTCCAAGGCACTTAATCGCCACAGATTTTTCAAACGACGGCAACATTTTACTTGGTGGCAATGAATGGAGACGGTGTTGAAAGCTGTGAGGCGTCTACCGCCTGCGTCTTTACAATAATCTCCCATGTCCCCTTATCGGTGGGCTGAAACATTGGGAACGTCACAAAGTCAATTTTGTGATCCTCTACTAACTTCTTATAAGCCTCAATAAACGCGTCGGTTCGAACTTGCAAATCTTTTTTTTCTTCCATAGAACTTAAATTACGATTCCTTTGTGCTGAACGCGCCATGACAGTACGTTCAACACAAAAGAAGCCATGACTTTTAATATCCTAATTATATCATGTTACAAAAAACACCACAACAAGTGTGGTGCCCATTCCGTCGTCGTCTTTTGTCCTGTAATTTCTTACGCCTCCACAATTAAGCAAAGGATAAACTTGGGGCTAACGATAAGAACAGTTTTATTTATCTAATTATACTTCAGATTCTTCTCGTAGTCTTTGATCTGTCGTGTTCTTTTTGCTTCACACTTAAAAGAACCACAGATATTTCTTTTGAGAAGATTGGGGGTATTTCCTACTGCTGCACAATGGGTGCATTTTCCAAATTCATTTTTCATGGGATTATTTGCTTTAACTGAGCCGAATAAAATGTTGTTCATTTTCTTTTCATTAATAGATGTGCTGCAGGAAATACCATTGAAAAGAGTGTGAAGAGTGGGCTAAGCAAAATTCCTAAAATCATAAACATTAGCCACGGAGCTACCCACCAGTAATTTATATTCATGACAAAGTATATTGCACACACTTCTGTCCATTAGGAGCTTTGAAGTATGAGACTGATAATTCTCCGGCTTCTGCCATTTCTCTAAGGTTACGCGAGATTGTAGAGCCTTTGGAGACATGCTGAGAGGCTACCATGCGTTCCAGTTGTCCTCCGGCTAACGGTTTCTTCCTAGGTTTACCCTTTGAATCTAGGAGGAAACTTCTGATAAGGTCGAATGAGCTGAGCCTTACGGGTGGGGTTCCACGGGAAGGCTTGGGGATGATAATTTGTTTCAAGGTACAATTTTAATTTTTCTAATAAGACATTCACCGAGGAAGTAAATTCTATGAGCGCGGGCTATGGCTTCATCGAGGCTTGCGTAGAGATTTAAGTCTACGATATCGCCGTTTAGTTTTTCAATGCGCCAGTAGTAGGTCATAGAAGCGGTTCTTTATACTCGTTGTTATAATTTTCTAATGGGGGTGCGCCGAGGTATTGCTTTTCTTTTTGTTTCTTGGGGTTGTGGGGAAAAGGGATGTACTCAATGTGGTGTTTTTTTCCGAGGATGTGCATGAGTTGATCGTGGATTTTATCTATCTCACCCTGCTTCTCTAGTTCGGTAGTGCTATCAGTGTCAAACATCACTTTCTGCAATGGTTTCCAAAGATATTTTTTAACCATTTCTGTCGTCCACCAGATTTCCACTTCTCCCTTTAAAACCATTTTCATATCTAACCCTGCCATGTTCAACGCATCTCCAATTAACTCAAAGTCTTTATGGAGAGCGTTGTTCTGGCTTCCTTTGCCTGTGGTGCGTTTCATTTAGTAAGGGATGTCATCGGGGTTAATTTTTTCCTCTGGGTACTCTATTGCGTCAGGCTTTTCCGCTTTTTCAATTGGCTTGAAAGTATTCAACTTGAAATACGGAACTCCTTTCTTGCTCATCAACATATCAACATAGACCCAGCCTTTCTCACTTTTGTTCGCTTGCAGTAGAGCTGAGAATTTATCTGCGTTGAAATAAAACTTATTAAGGACGAATGCGGGTTGATTAGGTTTCGGGTCTACTAAGCCCATCCCGTCTGCAAACTTGATTTCTTCTGCCATACTATTGGATTATATAAGTTGCTAATATCCTTGAAAGCCGTACCTTGTTGCCTCCTTTCTCAATCACAAATTGGTCTTTTGTTTCCTCTGTCCATCCGTTTTCTTTGAGGAAGTTTTGATATTTGACTTCGCTTTGGAGTTTGAGCTTTTCCACTTCCGCGTCCTTTTTTGCTTTCTCGTCGGCTTCCGCTTTGGCTTTCTCGGCACGTTCGCGCTCGGCAATCACTGCTTTCTCTTGTGCGTCCTTAATGTCTTGTGCGTGCTTTAGGTCGTTGTCAGCCTTATCGCGAAGTTCTTTCTCTGCACGAAACTTAGTAAGTTCTGCTTCGTTGTTTTCTTGAACTTTAAGGGCGATATACTCCACGAATTGGTTGCCATCCATTTCCATCATTTGCTCTGTGGTCAGGAGTTGCTCGGTGGTAAGTCCAGCTTTTGCCATTTCTTCAACACGTACAGGAGTCATTGAGGCGCGGACTTTCAAGAGTTCGGCGTGTTCTGCGTCTTCCTTGATGTTCTTTAGGCGTTGCTCCTCTGGTTCGATTACTGCAAGGAGTTCTTTTTCTCGTGCTATGACTGCCTTAGAATAAGCGTTTGATTCATCGCGCAATGCCTTTCCTGTGTTCGTCACTTTGAGGCGGGCTTGCTGTAGGGTCTTTTGACATGCCTTGAATACTTCAAGCTCGGATTCGTTCGTGAGGTCGATTGTCGTGATAAGGCTTGTGTCAGATACGATTGCTTGGAGGTCAGCAATTTTAGGGTCAAATATCAATTCCATGTTTTGAGTTGTTTAAATTGAGTTTCGTTTAATTCTGCGAGTTTGTCGTGAGCAATGAGTGCGAGTTCTTCCTTTTGATCGGGGGTGAGCTTGGTGCTTCCGGCGAATTTCACACTGAGGGCGTTGAGCTTATCGGCTGAGTCAATTTCTTCTATTGCTTGCTTGGTCTGGGTGAAGATGTCTTTTGCTACAGGCTTGGCTACTGGTGTCGGAGCACTTGCCTTGTTGCCGTCATCGTCTTCATCTTCGATTCCGAGAAGCGATACAAGCGTACCTCTGCGGAAGTAGGTGTTACACGCAAGAAGTTTCTGTGCGTTGTCGGCACCTACATATTTCATGTATCCCTCAATCTTTGTTTCACTTTCGGTGTCGTAAAGCGTTGTTCGGAGACCGTCAGCTTCAGGAGCAAAGATAATCACGATTCCCATTTCATTTAGAGGCTTCTTTACTTTTTCAAGCACCTCGTTGAGAGTGACATACTTTGATGGGACTTCACGACCACCTTCCTTTTTCTTGAAATAATCGTTTTTACCGTCTTTTGCAACAATGATTTCGAGCTTTTGAAAGTCGAGAAGTTTGCTATAGATACTTATTTTTTTTGTTTCAGTCATGGTTATTTAATTTTAGGACTGCAAACGGGGCAATCGTTGCCACAGTTCGAGTGAGTAAAAAGGATGTTCATAGTCCGAGGCGGTTTTGAATCCAATAAAGTGCGCGCCAGTAGTATTTTGATTTATAGTACATGTAGGATTTGAGTTTCATGTTAGCGGTCTCCCTGCGGATCAGTGTCATCGTCATTGACGGGAACTTCGTTTATCCACAATTCGGGGTTAGAATTTAAGTAATCTTGTGCGTGGTCAATAGTTGCTGGCAACCATTCTTCTTCACTTGGATTATGAGGAAAATAAGCAATAATGCCGTTCTCGTTTTTGGTGTATGCGAGGTCAAGCTGTTTTTCTGATTCGTAGATTTCCTTTCCGTCCTTTTCGATGCGGATTATTAGGTGGTACATGTTAGAAATTTAGGTAGGTGACTAAGACTACAAGAACAAAGAGGATGCGGAGGAAGGCGAGGCGGAAGTGTTTTTCTGCTTGCCAGCCGTCATAGATTCTACTGTGACCAATTCCGTTGTATTCAAGATTTTTCATATTTAATTTTTTATCTTGCCCATCCACCTTACGAGAAGATGGGCGAGCAAGAGAACGTAAGGCTTTGAATAATGTTTTGTACTATCGAGAGGCAAGCGGTTGGGGGCGATATATTCAGGATATTTCAATCATCAAAAGATGACTGCTAGCGTGCACGCTCTTTTCGTCCTTGTCGAACCAGATGCTCAAGGCATCTCACTCCCCCAACTGTTTGCCTCCCGATTTAGATTGTCAAAGACCTTGATTTACCTATCTTAGCACCTCTCAATAAGTAGCGCAAGGGGCACCTGTGGATAAAGTACCCAATGCACTAAATACAGCTTACTTTAACAGGTTTTCAATCACTTGCCCCTCGGTTATTCTTGCGCCTGTTTTGCTTGATTTAATTGCGAGGATGGCGACCTTTCTTTTCACTGAGGGCTTCACTTTGATGCGGGCTGTTGCAAATT